CTCACAAAGGTGCATTACTATGTTTGAATACATGTAATGGTTATACTAAGATGGAAGACGGAACTAAGATTGAAAGTGTTGCTAACAGGATGATCTTCTTTGATACATCCAAACCACACAATTCTACTACCTGTAGTGATCAACCAAAGAGATGCAACATAGTAATCAATTACAACGACAACAAATGAAACATTTACTACTCTTAACACCCCTTCTCTTGATGGGGTGCGGTCTTGGAATGAATAATGGAGGTGGAGGCGGTGGATATGGTCTAGATGCATACTCCTTTATGAATACAGGTAATGCAGGATCATACACTTGCGAAGAAGCAGGTGATAATGCAGCAGCATACTATGCTACTGGTGAACACCCTAACTTGGCAGATTGTTAAGTGAAATATAATGTAGATATTGAAGCAGGTAATGCTCTTGTTGAAAGACTAAAGAAAAAAGCACCTGCCATCGGTGGATTCAATGGTATGATGAAGGTTCCTTCTGGTTATGAGGAACCTGTTTTAGTATCTGGTGCTGATGGTGTTGGTACTAAGATTAATATTTGTAAGATTTCTAGAGACTTTACTACTATAGGAATTGATCTTGTTGCCATGTGTGTTAATGATGTAATCACATGTGGTGCTAAACCTTTATACTTCTTAGACTATATTTCTACTGGTAAGTTAACTCCTATTGTGGATGATATACTAGAAGGTATTCTTAAGGGATGTCAAATAGCAAGTATAGATTTGTTGGGAGGAGAGACTGCTGAACATACTAGAACTGCACCTCCACCTAACTACGGTGATGATATCGATCTTGCTGGTTTTTGTACTGGTATTGTTGAGAAGGGTGAAGTTATAGACGGTAGTCTTATTAAGAAGGGAGATAAAATTATTGGTTTACCTAGTAGTGGTATTCATAGTAATGGGTATAGTTTGATCAATGAAATGTTATGGAGACATAAGATAGCATGGGCAGATACTCCTGAGTTACTTACTCCTACTACAATCTATGCAAGACAAATAGAAGTATTATTACAAGAGTATCCTATAGTAGGTATGGCACATATCACTGGTGGTGGACTAGAAGAAAATGTATCTAGGGTTATTCCTAAAGGATTAAAAGCACAGATAGATTGGAGTTCGTGGGAAAGACCAGAAATTTTTAATAAGATACAGAAAGCAGGTGAGATAGAAGAACAGGAGATGAGGAGAGTATTTAATTGTGGTATTGGTTATGTACTAGTGATTCCACCTGATATTGATTATGGTGTTCAAATAGGAGAAGTCTGTGAGTCATCCTAACGGTTACACTAAAGAGATGATCAAGGAGATGTTAGGATCTTCTTGGCCTGAGATGACAGGTGAGTCTGGTAATGTAACCAGAAGAAGGATAGGTAATGAGATTAGAGCAGGGATAAGAAAGAGGAAACCATTCCCAACAGCAGAGGATAGGGCAAAGTTACCCAACTTCGATGAGAATGGTAAATACATTTACCCACCAGGTTCAGGATTTAATTATATGGATTATGTAAATAGTCATGGTGGCACAGAAAACAACAAGGTATCATAGTGAATGAAATCATATAATTCCTTTAAAGTTGATGCATTTCCAACATTGATAATGCAATTCACTAATGTTCTTTCTTTTAATGAATTGAATAATATATTTAATATATTAAAGACTAAAGATACTAGTGAAGATTCCACCTTAATAAACGGTAAGTCATGTTTTAATAACTCAGAAAGTATACTTGAAGAATTGGGTATAAGTGATATTATACAAGAAAAAATTGATGACTACTGTAGAGAAATAAAATTTAAAAAATTAACTATTACTAATTCTTGGTTTTCTATTCAGGATATTGGTGGTCTTCTATTAGATCACATACATTCTGGTAGTGTAATCTCTGGTGTATTTTATATTAATGCAGGTGAGTTAAGTAGTCCTACAGTATTTGAAAATCCTAATCTACTTAATAATTTTAATTTTTCTGATCCTTCAACTGTAACTGGCAATTCTAAGTATACATCTCAGGTAATGAGATTCCCACCAAATACGGGTGATTTGTTATTATTTCCAAGTTGGTTAAGGCATGGATCTGAATATATCGTTAATAAGAAAAAGGATAGGACAATAATTAGTTTTAATACTGAGTGGGAGTAGTGTGAGACTCCACACATACATGCGTAATAATACCCATATGGTATAATAAATACAAGTACATATGGGATTGAAATTATCATGCCCCTAACGCAACAGCATTACACAGTTGGCTATCATGATAGTCAAATGCATCATTACGAAATTTGCGAGTATGCGACAGACGCATATAATGCAATACAGAATTCTAAAGAGGATGTCCCTGGATTAAGGGAGCATCCTCATTTTATTGACTATGCTATGGTATCATGACTACAATAACAAAGCACAAGCACGAGATCATGTGGTGGATGAGTAGAATCACCATCATGGGAACTTCTTTAGGTTTAGCAATAAGACTTGCAGCACAAGCATATGTCTGAAGTAGTCTGGTCAATCAATATATTGATTGGTATTCTACTTGTTGCAGTAGGTGTAGTAATCTACTACATATTCATGTACGATGAATTTTGGCCTAATGGGAGCGATGATACCACCGTCAAGGAAGAGTTGTTACAACTTCCGAGTGACGAAGATAGACAAGGTGCTTGATGGTGATACTATCGATGTTACTATTGACCTCGGCTTTGATCTATACAAGAAAGAAAGAGTTAGAATTGCAGGAGTTGATACGCCAGAGAAGAGAACAAGAGATCTTGAAGAGAAGGCACTGGGAATAGATGCTACTAATTGGTTAAAGGCAAAACTAACTGAAACAATTAAAGGTGATGAAGAACTCCTTATTAGAACTGAACTTAAGGGTGGCGTTGGGAAGTATGGCAGGCTTCTTGGTTGGCTCTACATTGGCGATGCTACTATTTCACTAAATGAACTTATGATTGAGGAAGGTTATGCTTGGGAATATGATGGCGGCACTAAACAGAAAGATTTTGAGGTCTTACGTGAAATTAGGAGACACTTTGGGACTCTGGTCGAGTCTTGATCAAGTAACCCTAAATATAGAAGGTGTGACCACCAGACGTTTATACGCTGAGTGGATTATCCCAACTGAAGAATATGAAAATGAATAACATGAGAGAACAATTAATCAGGGCACTACTGGCACATGCACAAGGAGACATCCAAAAGCATGTTGCTAATGTAGAAGTCTACTTAACTAATCCTGCTGGTATCGGAGAACACTCTGATATAACAGAAGCAATTGAAACTGAATTAAATATCATTGCCAAGTATCAGGATCAAGTAGATGTGATAAACAAATATTTTAAAGCAAAAAATAATAATCCTGTTCCTGTTCCTCCAGATTATTCTCAATATAAATCTCAGGAATACAGACCAGAATAAATGAGCACGAATCAGGAACAATATCTTGGTAATCCTAATTTAAAGAAAGCGAACGTTGCCACAAATTTTACTCCTGATGAAGTTCAGGAGTATATCAAATGTTCTGAGGATCCAGTATACTTTATTCAAACTTATATCAAGATTGTTTCTCTTGATAGGGGTTTGATTCCATTTGCCATGTATGATTTCCAAGCAGAAATGGTTGAGAAATTTCATGACAATAGATTCAACATAGCAAAGTTACCTCGTCAGACTGGTAAATCGACTATCGTTACTTCATACCTTCTCTGGTATGTTCTTTTTAAAGCGAATGTTAATGTCGCAATTCTAGCAAACAAAGCAGCAACTTCTCGTGAGATGCTGCAACGATTGCAATTATCTTATGAAAACCTCCCAAAGTGGCTCCAGCAAGGAATCCTCCAATGGAACAGAGGAAGCTTGGAATTGGAGAATGGAAGCAAAATCATGGCTGCTTCTACTAGTAGCAGTGCTGTTAGGGGTATGTCCTTTAACGTTATATTTTTGGATGAGTTCGCATTCGTTCCTAATCATATCGCTGATCAGTTCTTTAGTTCTGTATATCCTACTATTTCATCTGGTAAATCTACCAAAGTTATCATCATTAGTACACCTCATGGGATGAACATGTTCTACAAACTCTGGCATGATGCAGAGAGAGGTAAGAATGAATACATCCCAACTGAGGTTCATTGGTCTGCAGTTCCTGGTAGAGATGCTGAATGGAAAGCACAAACCATTGCTAACACGTCAGAGCAACAGTTTAAAGTTGAGTTTGAGTGTGAGTTCCTAGGATCTGTTGATACACTTATTAGTCCTAGTAAGTTGAGGACTATGCCTTACGAAGATCCTATCCAACAAAATAGAGGTCTTGCGGTATATAAAAAAGTAGAAAAGGATCATAATTATATTGTAACTGTTGACGTTGCTCGTGGTGTAAGTCAAGATTATTCAGCGTTCTGTATTATGGATACTACAACAGTACCATATGAGATGGTTGCTAAGTATAGAAATAATGATATCAAACCTATTATCTTCCCTAATGTTATTGTAGATGTAGCAAAAAATTATAATAATGCTTATGTGCTATGTGAGGTAAATGATATTGGTGGTCAGGTTGCAGATATTATTCAATTCGATCTTGAGTATGAAAATTTACTACAAGTTGCTATGAGAGGAAGGGCAGGGCAACAATTAGGACAGGGATTCTCAGGTAAGAAAACTCAACTTGGTGTAAAGATGAGTACTGCTGTCAAAGCAGTTGGTTGTTCTAACCTTAAAGCATTATTAGAAGAAGATAAATTAATAATCAAAGATTATGATACGATTTCAGAATTAACTACCTTTATTGTAAAGGGGCAATCTTTTGCCGCAGAAGATGGATGTAATGATGACCTAGCAATGTGCTTGGTTATTTTCTCATGGATGGCCATGCAAGAATACTTTAAAGAGATGCATGACAACGATGTGAGGCAACGCATCTATGATGATCAAAGAGAAAATATTGAACAGGACATGGCACCGTTTGGGTTTATATCAGATGGATTAGAAGATGATCATATAATAGATGCACAAGGAGAAAGATGGGAAGTTGCGGAGTATGGGGATAAATCTTATATGTGGGACTATAGGTAACGTTTCAAAAATATAAATAATCTTAGACAACCGATGTTGACATCATTTTCTAGGAGTATATAAACATGGCAGCTAATCAATCATCGCCAGGGGTAGTCGTTCAGGAAAGAGACCTGACCACTATTACTACGCTATCTACCGCAAATATTGGCGTGCTTGCGGCACCATTTGAACAAGGTCCAGTTGAAGAAATCGTAACTATTGCTAACGAGAGAAATCTTACAGATGTATTTGGGAAACCAAATGACAATAACTTTGAATACTGGTTTACTGCTTCTCAGTTCCTTTCATATGGTGGTGTTCTTAAAACTATTCGTGTAACTTCATCTTCATTGAAGAATGGTGTTGACACTGGAACTGCACCTCTAATCAAGAATTTTCAAGATTACGAAACTAACTACGAGACTGCAAACAATAACTGGACTTGGGCAGCAAAAACTCCTGGTACTAAAGGAAACTCCATCGGTATTTTTGTAACTGACTCTGGTGCAGATCAAATTGCTGTTCTACCTGCTCCTGGTTCAGGTAACGAGCACGAGTTTGTTGCAGATGCTGCTGTAAGTGCTGCTTCTGGTGCTGCTGGTAAAGTTTTCAAGTATAGCATACTTCTCACTGTTGACACTGTTGTTGGTGATTTCGTAGTTGGTACTGCAACTACAATTAGTATTGGTGGTTCTGACGAATCAGTAAATGTTCTCGCATGGGATCCTGCTAATAAGAAATTAGAAATCGGTCTTCCTTCTGGTGGTGTTACTGGTATTCTTTCAGATAACCAAGTAATTACTCAGGGAACAAACACTGCTGCTATTAATTCTACAATCGAACGTCGTTTGTATATTGGTCTTAATAAGGACAGTATTAATTTTGCTGCTGCTGATGTTGTTGCTGACACAAACTCTACTAACGTAACTGTTGACTCAGTTCGTGACGAGTATGATGAGCGTGAGTATCTACCTGGTGTAAAGTGGGTAAGTGTTGCTCCTCGTCCTGAGACTTCTAAGTTTGCGACAGAGACAGGTGGATTCCGTGACGAACTACACATAGTTGTTGTTGACATTGATGGTAAAGTTACTGGTACAACTGGTGCTTTACTTGAGCGTTTCATAGGTCTTTCTAAAGCATCTGATGCTAAGACTTCTGTTGGTGAAACTAACTATTATGTTAATGTTGTAAAAGCACGCTCCGAGTATATCTACTGGGGTGAGCATGAGTTAGGAGTATTCAACGCAACTGCATCTGGTGCTGCTGGTACTTGGGGTAATAGTGCTTCTGGTAGACAGTTTAACCTTCTACGTTCTGCTGCTGGATCTACTGATTATCCTGCTGCACGTACAACAGTTGGTTCTAAGAACAACGCAACATTCTACTACAAACTTGCTGACGGTGCTGATTACGGTACTTCTGGTGGTGTTTATACTGTAAGTAATACTGATGTAACTACTGCATACGAACTACTTGAAGATCCTGAGTCACAGACAATCGACTATATCTTGACTGGTCCTTCTGGTGCTACAGATGCTGAGGCACTTGCTAAGATTACTGCTTTGACAAATATTGTTGAAGAGCGTAGGGATTGCATGTTATTTGTATCACCTCGTCGTGGTAACATTATTGGTTTAAGTAGTGCAAATACAATTACCAATAACATCATTGGTTTCTTTGATTTACTACCATCCTCAAGTTACTCAGTATTTGATTCTGGTTACAAGTATATCTACGATAAGTATAATGATGTTTATCGTTACATTCCTGCTAACGGTGACGTTGCTGGTCTTTGCCTACAAACCACTGAAGTTTCAGAACCTTGGTTCTCACCTGCTGGTTTCCAACGTGGTATCTTGAGAAATGCAATTAAACTTGCATATACTCCTAACAAGACTCAACGTGATCGTCTGTATGGTGCTCGTGTTAATCCTATCGTTTCCTTCCCTGGTCAAGGTGTAGTTCTATTTGGTGATAAGACTGCACAAGGATTTGCATCCGCATTTGATAGAATCAACGTTCGTCGTTTGTTCCTAACAATTGAGAGAGTTATCTCAGGTGCTGCTAAGTCACAACTCTTTGAGCAAAATGATGCTGCACAGCGTTCATTGTTCCTCAACATTGTTGAACCTTACCTCCGTGAAGTTCAAGGTCGTCGTGGTGTAACTGACTTCTTAGTTAAGTGTGACGATGACAACAACCCTTCTGAGGCTGTTGATCGTGGAGAGTTCTACGCAGAAATCTTCGTGAAACCAACACGTACAATTAACTACATTACTCTTACATTTACAGCAACCAGAAGTGGTGTTGCATTTACGGAAGTAGCAAGTTAATGAAAATAAAACCTCTTAAACATTGCAGGTTATCCCAGATGAAATTCTTCTACTGGGATCCTAAAGATGATCCAAGAGAACCAGAATATTGGGAGACCCGCAATGGGTCTCCTTTTTTTATGCCTGAAAATATCGATTATTCTAAATATTAAAGAAAGAGATTGGATCCAATAACCATGGCAAAAAGAGGTACTATTGACGATTTTAAAGCGAATGTCGCTTCAGACTTTGCTCGTCCTAATTTATTTCAAGTAGACCTTGCATTCCCTTCAGGAATTATTAATAATGCAAGTCTTGTAAATCTTGGAAAGTTCACTGTTCGTGCAGCAAATCTTCCTTCTTCTCAGATTGGAGTTATTGAAGTTCCTTTTAGAGGTCGTGTTTTAAAGATCGCAGGAGACAGAACATTCGAACCTTGGACAATCACAGTTCAGAACGATAGCAACTTTGCTCTCCGTAATGCATTTGAACTCTGGGTATCCAGTATTCAAGCATATAACGAGAACTTTACATCTGCTGCTGGACTTGGTGATCAAGATGATAGTACTGGTTACTTCGCTGATATGAGTGTTCATCAGTTAGCACGTGATATCAAAGATGGTGAGAAGCCTAAGGTACTTAAGTCTTATAAGTTCTATAACGTATTCCCAAGTAACCTCGCTGCAATTGATCTAGATTACGGAAACAATGATGCGATTGAAGAATTCACAGTTGAACTCCAGACTCAATACTGGACTCCGTTAACACCTACTTCGAATGACTGATAAATAGATCAGGACCAATAACCTAGAAAAATATAATGGCAAATCAGCTCTTCGGATATAGTCTTGAAAGAGCGAAGAAGGTCCCCAAGGGGCCTTCTTTTGTTCAGAAAGATAACATGGATGGTTCGCAACCTATAGTGGGTGGCGGATATTATGGTTATTCTGTTGATTTTGACGGAAGTATTCGTAATGATTATGAACTCATCACCCGATATAGGGAGATGGTGATGAATCCTGAGTGTGATAGTGCAGTTGATGATATAGTTAACGAAACAATTTGTGGAAATTTTGATGATGTACCAGTTGAGTTGGAACTTTCCAACCTGAAGGTGTCGGATAAAATTAAAAAATTAATGCGAGAAGAGTTTGATGAAATTCTTCGTCTTCTTGATTTTGAAAATCGTGCGTATGAAATCTTCCGTAGATGGTATGTTGATGGAAGACTTTTTTATCATAAAGTAATTGACCCCAAGAAACCTAAAGAAGGTCTTTTAGAAATCCGTTATATCGATCCTCGTAAGATTCGTAAAGTAATTGAGTATGAGAATAAGCGTCCAGAGCAATTGCGTGGTGAAGATCTTAATACTCAATTAACACAAAAAGCAGCAGAGTACTTCTTGTATAACCCTAAAGGTTTGAAGAACTCTACGAATCAAGGTATGAAGATTACTGTTGATTCTATTACATATTGTCATTCAGGTATTCAAGACCTGAATAAGAATATGACTCTTAGTCACCTGCATAAGGCGATTAAGGCAGTCAATCAGTTAAGAATGATTGAAGACTCTCTTGTTATCTACCGTTTATCAAGAGCACCAGAAAGAAGAATTTTCTATATTGATGTAGGTAACCTTCCTAAGAATAAAGCGGAACAATACTTACGTGAAGTAATGGGTCGTTACAGAAACAAAATTGTATACGATTCAAATACTGGTGAGATTAAGGATGACAAGAAGTTCATGTCCATGATGGAAGACTTCTGGCTTCCTAGACGTGAAGGTGGTAGAGGAACTGAGATTACTACATTACCTGGTGGACAAAACCTTGGAGAACTTGAAGACGTAAAATATTTCCAGAAGAAATTATACAAATCACTTAACGTACCTGGTTCACGTTTAGAAACAGAAACGACTTTTAATGTTGGTCGTGCTGCAGAAATTACTCGTGATGAAGTTAAGTTCCAGAAATTTATCGCACGTCTCCGTAAGAGATTCGGTGAATTGTTCATGGATCTTTTGAAAGCTCAAGTAGTTCTTAAGGGTATTATAACTATTGAAGAATGGGAAGAGATGAAGACCCATATTCAATTCGATTATGTTGCTGACAATTACTTTACTGAACTAAAAGAAATTGAAATTCGCAACGAGCGTATGAATCAAGTTAATGTTATGGATCCTTATGTTGGTAAATATTTCTCTGTTGAATATATGCGTCGTCAAGTTCTGAAGCAGACTGACCAAGAAATCATTGAAATTGATGAGCAGATAGAAGAGGAAACTGAAGCAGGAATCATACAAAGCCCTGAAGAATTGGCAGCAATGGAAGCGGGAATTGATCCTGCTGCTGCTGGTGGTGCCCCTGCACAGGAGGTAGCACCTAATCAATCCACAGTTGATCCTGCGGATCAAAAGCGGGGAGAATTTTAAACTTACTAAATAATACTACAGTGGGAACATATTATGCCTAGTGATATTGCAAAACAAATCGTCCAACAAGTTTTTGGCGATGATAAAGCAGCCGCAGTTGATTCAATTAATGATGCTTTGGGTGCTTCTACATATGATGCTATTCAAGCAAGAAAAGTTGAATTTGCAAAAAGTATGGGATTTGAGTTAGATGATACTGCTCAAGCAAACGCTGACGAAGTAGAGAAATCTCTCGATGGAGTTGGTGATGCTGAAGTGACAGATGTGGATGTACAAGGTCGCAAACCAGAAGATCCAGATCCTAATGATTCCCTTACTGATGAAGTACCTGATCCACTACCACCTAATACAGCAGTGGTTGATTCAATCGAACCTATAGAGGAACCAAAAGATGAGACTGATATCTGAAGAACTTACTGATGTTAAATTTCTCTCCGAAGAGAAAGATGGCAAGAGGAATTACTTCATTGAAGGTATCTTTTTGCAAGCGGAATTAAAAAACCGTAATGGCAGAATGTACCCTCAGAAAACATTAGCACGTGAAGTTGCTAAATATGATGAGTCTTATATTAAATCTGGTCGTGCTCTTGGTGAGTTAGGTCACCCTGACGGACCTTCTATTAATTTAGATAGGGTTTCACATAAGATACAATCTTTGAAAGAAGATGGAAATAACTTCATCGGTAGAGCAAAGATACTTGACACACCAAACGGAAAAATTGCAAAGTCTTTACTCGATGAGGGTGTAAGACTTGGAGTTTCTTCCAGAGGTATGGGATCAATCAAGAAGGAATCTAACTGCAATGTTGTATGTGATGATTTCATGCTTGCCACTGCTGCTGATATTGTAGCAGATCCTTCTGCACCTGATGCTTTCGTAAATGGAATCATGGAAGGTAAAGAATGGGTTTGGAATAATGGTGTACTTAAAGAGTCTGCTGTTGCCCAAATCAAACAAGAAATTGATGAAGCAACTCTTATTAATCTGCAAGAGAAGAAAATCTCCGCATTTGCAGCATTTTTAAAGAGTTTGTGATTTATAAATAAATAAAGAAACGCTAATGCAAAACGGAGTTCAAACAAATGGCTGAGACCTCACTCGATAAAGAGTTAGATAATATGGATCAAGTGACCGAAGGTTCTAACGCAGTTACTAAAAACGCCAAACCCGCTGAAAAGATTGATACATCTAAATCAACCGATTCACTAGGTGGAAGTGGTAAGAAAGTAATTAACGTCACCTCGGATTCCCTGGAAGGTGCCGCTGGCACTAAAAATGCAGGAAAATCTGCAGCTAACTCTGTTGGCGTAGAGAAGGATAAGTCTTTGAAGACTAAGCCTTCAGCAGCATCATCAAAACAGGAGGACGTAGAAGATGACAGCGAAAAGGAAACAATCGCTGAAACCGACCTCGACTTTACTGAGGATGTTGACGCTCTTGTCGCAGGTGAAGACCTCTCAGAAGAGTTCCGACTAAAAGCAGCGACTATCTTTGAAGCAGCGGTAACAAGCCGTGTTAACAAAGAAGCAGCAGCGTTACAAGAGGCGATGGAATCTGCCTTAACTGAAGAAGTTGAAAAGATTCAAACAGAATTGGCCGAGAAGGTAGACGATTATCTCTCTTATGCCGCCGATCAATGGATGAAGGAAAATTCCCTTCAGATCGAGCACGGTATTAAGACCGAGATGGCAGAATCGTTCTTCAACGGTCTAAAAGGTCTCTTCTTAGAGCACAACTTTACAGTGCCTGAGGAGAAATTCAACCTGCTAGATGGAATGGCAGGTGAGATAGATGATATGGAAGCTAAACTCAACGAGCAAATCGATTCTAATGTCTCTTTAAATAAGAGGATTGGAGAGTTTGTTAAAATGGAAATTGTGAACGAATGTGCAGTGGGACTCGCTGAGACCCAAAAGGAGAAGCTTGCTTCTCTCGCAGAGGGTGTTGAGTTTGAAACTGAAGATGACTTTAGAAATAAAGTCAATACGATTAAGGAATCATACTTCACTAGGAAGGCTGAACTTACAGAATCTGTAAGCGAACCCACCGAGGAAGCATCTGAACCCCTTGTCGAGAGTACAACAGGTGGTACTATGTCTAAGTACGTAGATGCAATCGCCCGTTGGTCCAAATAATTATTAATTAAAACTACTTTTACCGAGACAAATGTCTATTAAAAACCTCCAAGAAAAGTGGGCACCCGTTCTGAATCACGAAGCTCTTCCTGAGATCTCAGATTCACATAAGCGTGGCGTTGTCGCACAACTTCTTGAGAACCAAGAAAAAGCACAAGTCGAAGAAGGACAAATCCTTAACGAGACTTTACAAACTACAGGTTACACCTCTGCTGATACAGCAACTGGTGCTACCGCTGGTTTTGACCCTGTATTGATCAGTCTAATTAGACGTTCAATGCCACAACTAATTGCATACGATATCGCTGGCGTTCAGCCAATGACTGGTCCTACTGGACTTATCTTCGCAATGCGTACTAACTACGGTACTGAGCGTAGACCTGCTAACGGTAACTTCCGTGAAGCAATGTTCAACGAGCCAAACGCTGGATTCTCTGGTGGAGCTGGTGAGGACATCGCTGAGTACGATCCAACTGCTTCAGGTTCAGCAGTCAACGACGCTGAAGGTGCTAACCCAGGACTTCTTAACGATTCTCCTGCTGGTACTTATGAGCAGACTGGTGATGCTACTGGTATGACCACAGCAACCGTTGAAGGACTAAACGACGGTACTGACACTAATGAATTCCGTGAAATGGGATTCAGTATTGAGAAGGTAACTGTAACAGCTCGTGCTCGTGCATTGAAAGCTGAGTACAGTATTGAGCTTGCTCAGGACTTGAAAGCAATTCATGGTCTTGATGCCGAGCAAGAGCTAAGCAACATTCTCTCAACAGAGATCCTTGCTGAAATCAACAGAGAAGTTGTTAGAACTATCTACACAAACGCTGTTGCTGGTGCTCAGAACAATACTGCTAACGCTGGTATCTTTGATCTAGACGTTGATAGTAATGGTCGTTGG